CTAAAGTGGTTTGCATATAAAGAATATATAAAAACAAACGATGAAATTATACATTTTGACTTACTCACAGCCTTAGAAAGTTTTCAATCTCTAATGGAAAGAGAAAACATAACTGGTTACGACAAATATGCAATTTTAATTAAAAGTAAATAAGATGAAAAACACGAGCGCATTACAAAAAGGAGAAATGATTGTTTATAACGGTTTAGGTGGAGATAGAGCAGGTATAATTACTAAGAAAACTAAACAATCAGTTACTATTAAATTACAGTTCAGCACTGTAAAAATATCGTATAAAGGCGAGCCACTAATAGAAGAAATTGGTTTACGTAAAATAAAACAGTAAATAAGATGGAACAATTATTATTACATGGTATAGGAGATTATTTTCTTCAAACCGACAAACAAGCACTAGGTAAAAAACTAAAAGGATGGTATGGCTTTAAATGCTGTCTTATACATTGTGCAACTTATTCATTACCATTCTTTTTAATTGGCAGTTGGAAAGCTGTATTAGTGATATTTCTTAGTCATTTTATAATTGATAGAACAAATATAGTTGCTTGGTTATTAGCTTATAAAAATGGTATAAGGACTATTGAGAACTTTGGATTTGGTTTAGAAAGACCATTTGCAATTTCAATTTGGCTTTATATAATTTGCGATAATCTTTTACATATTATTTGTAACTATTTAGCATTAAAATACCTTTAAAAGTAAATAAGATGGAACCAACAACGCACGAACTAAAAACAATACAGCCATATTTTGATGATATATGTAGCGGTAAAAAGACTTTTGAGATTAGAAGATTTGACAGAGATTATAAAATTGGAGACAAACTACATTTAGCTGAATGGGATTTAAAAGGTCATTATTTTACAGGTAAGTATAGGATTAGAGTTATAAGTCATATTCTAACTGATGCACAACAATACGGGCTAATGGATGGGTATTGTATTTTATCATTTGAAATTTAAATAAGATGGAACAAAAATCGATGATAAAAAACACATTTAAAAGAGTAGGAATGATATTTATATATATTCCATTTGCAGTTATAGTATTTATATTTTGTGCTGTAGTGATAGCATTCCCGTATTGGCTCTTAACTGGTAGGGATTTTCTTGACAATCAAGTTGCCAATTTTTTAAATAACTGTTATGAACCTTTTGAAAGAGATTAATGGTTATGGAACAAAAGACTTATTGCCCTGTATGTTTATCAGGAAACTATACGCCTACTTCTAGTTCGGTAGTTTGTGAAGATTGTAATTAAACCATTAACCCAAAAACAAAATGAAAACGATTGAGATAAAAAAGCCAGAAGAAATTCTAAAACAAACCATTCCTGGTTTGGAATATAGCTTTCAATTTAATAACAGGAGTGACATTATTAAAGCCATGCAAGCCTACGCTAAACAACAGCAAGAAATAGCAGTTGAAAAGGCTTTGGAGATTGTGTTTAAAAATGAAGAGCTTATATTCGAAATGGATAAATATGACCAGTATATATTAGGAATTAATAAACAATCAATCCTATCACTTAAACCAGAAATATTGAAGGAGTTAGAGAAATGAAAGTATTAAAAATAACAGCATTAACATTATTAGGGTTTGCTTTATGGGTAACTCTTTTCTATTTAGCAATAGCATTTGTCCAATTAGAACTTAATTCGTTAAAATGGAGTGAGATTACAAGGTTTACAATAGTAGGATTTTCATTTGTTTACATTATATTTCTACCAATTGTAATACTTTACATCAAAGATTTAATCAAATGACAGATTTAAAAATTCAAGAACAGGCAGAGAAACTATATCCAAATAGAACAAGTAATGATTATATTTTTGGCTCATACCATGGTTTTTTAAATGGCGCAAAATGGATGCAAGAGCAGGATGAGTGGATTAGTGTTGAAATTCTGCCAGTTGCAGGTACAGAATGTTATTTTATTGTTCAATTTACAAATGAGTTCGGTTTACAAAACATTCCACACACTGGCATATTTGGAGCCTTAGGATTTACAAGCTATCACGATAGTGAGAATTATTCGATTAAAGAAGTCACTAAACATTTCCCTTTACCCTCACCACCTAAAACCAAATAGAATGAAAATACTATGAATACTTCCAATAGTTTTATTTGCCTCTTGTAAAAAACAGCCTCAAATAAGAAAAGAAATAACATACACTTGTTCTGACGAGCAAAGAAATAGAATGACAATATCTGTTTATTCTTACCTTAACTCAAGAACAGATTTAAGCCAAAAACAAAAGGATTTATTATTGTCTACTTTAGAAAAAGAAGCCGTTAAAACTTATTGTACTATTAACAGAAATTAGGACATTTTTAAAAGTCGTTAAAAAGTTGTAAGTTTGAAGCATGACAATGGGTAGACCTCCAATATTTGAAACAGTAAAAGATTTAGAAAATCTAGTAGAAGCATATTTTGAATATATTAAAGGCGATAGTGATTGGAAAACAGGTTCTGATGAAGATGGAAATCCAAAAGATTATCAAGTTTTTACTAGAGAGCCAGAAAGCCCATCAATTACTGGTTTAGCGTTATTTTTAGGCTTTGAAAGTAGGCAATCTGTTTATGATTACGAAAAAAAGAACGATGACTTTTCTTACACTATTAAAAGAGCAAGGCTAAGGGTTGAGGCTTCTTATGAGCAGTTCCTGTTAACTAAGGCTGCAACAGGTGCTATTTTTGCATTAAAGAACTTTGGATGGTCTGATAAGCAAGAAGTTGACCACACAACAAAAGGCGAAAGTTTTAATCCAACGCCTATTCAGTTTACAGGCAAAAAATAAGTATGGAAGCATTAAAGCTATCGCATAAGTATGAGCCACTTTTTGAGTGGCTTTCTTGTTTAAGCGAAAATGATTTATATAAAGTTGATACGGTAATAATTACTGGCGGTCGATATTCTCAAAAGTCATTTGGTGTAGGTACGTTTACTTGCATAGCGGCAAAAGATTTCGACCATAGGGCTTTATACACTAGATATACTCTAACATCCGCTCAGGATAGTATTATACCCGAGTTTACTGAAAAAATAGAAATGTTAAACGTTCATAACTATTTTGATGTAACAAAAGATAGAATTATTGGCGTTCACAATAATAGTAAAATTGTATTTAAGGGGATTAAAACATCAAGCGGTAACCAAACTGCAAACCTTAAATCTTTAAAAGGTTTCTCAATGTTTATTTTAGAAGAGGGCGAAGAAATGCCTAGCTTTGAAATGTGGGATAAAATAAAGAAGTCTATTCGTGCTTTAGATGTTAGAAATTTAAATGTTATAATACTTAATCCAACAACTAAAACACATTGGATTTACGAAGAGTTTTTTGAAGGTTCTGGAGTTGAAGAATGCTTTAATGGAATAAAAGATAATGTTCTATATATCCATACAACATACCACGACATGGATCGTGAGTTTATTCCTGATAGTATATTTAATGACTTTGAAGATAAAAGAGTAGCTTATGAATATTGGCTATCTGTTCCTAAAGACCAAAGAGATAAAATAGACCAAAAAATAACTAAAAAGGCTAAATATTATCAGCATGTTATTATTGGTGGATGGCTTGATAATGCTGAAGGAGTTGTGTTTGATAACTGGAGTTGGGGCAAATTTGATGATAGCTTACCTTTTGGTTTTGGTCAAGATTTTGGATTTAGTATTGACCCAACAACCTTAGTTAAATGCGCAGTAAATAAAAAGCATAAAAAGATTTATGTTAAAGAATGTTTTGGTAAACCAGCAATGAGTACAAACGATATTTATATTGAAAATCTTAGGTACGCAGGAACTCAAATTGAAATAGTTGCAGATAGTGCAGAGCCTAGATTGATAAGTGAAGTAAGGGCAAAAGGAATAAACATTAAGCCATGTATTAAAGGTGCTGGCAGTATAACCGCAGGTATTAAGGCATTGCAAGAATATGAAATAATTGTTGACCCTAGTAGCATTGAAATAGGTAAAGAATTAAATAATTATGTATGGCATGATAAAAAAAGCAGTACCCCTATTGACGCGTATAATCACAGAATAGACCCAATCAGGTATTATTGTTATCCAATTATAAAAGGTAATAAAAATCAAGACGACGATTTTTTTGCTGGATAATTCATATATTGCATTATTGTAACAATTACTTTACATTTGTATCATGCAGATAAAAAGTTATTTTAAAAATATTGCTAAGGCTGTATTTAAAGGCGCACCAAATTATGGCGTTGGTTGGCAAATGATGACACAAGGTTTATTCTCTTGGGGTTTAAATGGCTCACAGGCTTACATGAATAAGATATTTTATTCTGCTACTAACATAATGGTTTTGAAACTTACTGAAACACCAATGGTATTTAGTATAAAAAAAACAAAATCAAATACTGATAAATTCTATAGTAAAACCCTTACAAACGAGGCAAGAAAAGCGTATAAGGCTTTAAATCTTGAAGAAGTAGAAGAACATCCTTTAAATTTATTATTTGAAAGCCCTAATAAATATCAATCTGGAATTGAATTATTAGAAGATTTTTGGCATAACTATACATTTGGAGACGGTTATTTGTTTTTCGAGGGATTAGGCGAATTAAGTCGTAATAAAAAACCAATTGCTGTTCATTCGCTATCTCGTTCAAGAGTTATGGCAGTTAAATCAACTGATAATTTTGATGCAATAAGTCATTATACCTATACTACGTGGAATGGTAACCAAATCCCTATTGAAAAGGAAAATATACTACATTTAAAACATTGGAACCCGAATATAGGTGATTTAAAGGGCTTAGGTGTTGATGTTATTGCGGGTATGGATATTAGTCTTAACAACGCTAATAATGAAATGCAAGGCGCATCATTTAAAAATGGTGGGCGTGGTACTTTGATGAGTTCTGATAGCTCTATTAGTTCGGATGGCGAGAAAATTAATAAAATGAGTGCTGAACAAATGCAACAGCTCAAAGATACTACCGAGAGAGATATGCAAGGCATTAAGAACTATAAACGCATTCATTTTACAAATGGATATGTTAACGTTCAACAGTTTGGTGATACTTTAGTTGAGAATGATGCTTTAAACGCTGAGGATAAACAATGGAGGAATATCTATACAATCGTTGGAGTTCCTTTTGTGTTAAGCCCTGCCGCATCAAATGTTAGTGAAAACTCTATTATTGCAGGTTATAAAGCATTCGTTACAAATCTTATTATTTCAGAGTTAAGGAAGTTCGATCAAAAGTTAACAGCTAAAATACAACAATGGTACCCTGATATTATTGCAACTCATGATTTAACTGAGTTTACAGAGTTAGCTCCAGATTTAAAGTTAATGAAAGAGGTTTATGGTTCGCCTTTATTATATGAAGATGAAAGACGCTCTATTTTTAGTTATGATAACTTGCCTAATAATCAAGGTAAGATTATATTGGTTCCTAGTGGATTAATTACTTTAGATGATTTAATTGATAGGTCTGTTCAAGATGATAGTAATGCAGAGGCTTTATAAATGGCTAAACTAGAATTTAATATAGATGCATCATTAATTTTAAAGGCTTACAAGCAAGGAGTTGAAGATGCTTTTATTATCATGACTGATAAATTTCCAGAATTAGAAACAGAATTAAATTTAAACAATATAGATAGTGGCGAAGAGGATTGATGAATTTAGGCAAGAGCGAATTGATTATGAACGTTTCCATAAAACAGCATGGAAAGAAATAGCTCCTATTTTTAGAAAGGCATTAAATCAATCTGTTAAGCCTACATTAGATTTTATTAATAATTTCGGGTTAGATGCTTTAAATATTGTTACACCACCAATAAACGCAAACGTTTGGACTTTAGCCTATAATCAATCTTATGAGTTGTTAGGCATGAAATCGGCTCGTAAAGAGTTTTACAGACAACGTAATTTGGAAGGTTTATATCAAGAGAAAGCAAGCGCAATAGAATTATTAATTGATGTTTGGAGTTCTATATTAAGAGATTACGCATTAAATTATACCTATTTAATTTCAAGAGAATTAAACACTAGAACTATAGATATAATTCAAAAGGCTTTAGGTGATACTTTGGCGTTGGGATTAGACAGTCAAGGCGCAATACGTCTATTTGAAAAAACATTAAGAGGTGAACTTAGATTAAGAACTGGATTAATAAGTAGAACCGAAGCGATGCGAATTTCTAATTTGGGCAAGGATGTTGGCGCAAGAAGCTATTTAGACAATATTGAAGGTCAATCTTATAAAGTATGGCTTGGTAGAGCAGACAAAAGGGAGAGGCAAACCCATATAGATGAAAACAATACATTAATTGAATTAGAGTCTAAATTTGACGTTGGTGGATTTCTTGCGGATAGACCTGGAGACACAAATTTACCAGCTTCTGAGGTTATAAATTGCAGATGTACTGTTTCTTATTTAAGCCAAAATAGGTATAACTACTATAAAAAAAGAGGTAGAATTGTTGGTAATAAACTGGTAGGAGCAAGCGGAAATAGAGGATAAATTTCGTACATTAGTGTTGCATTGTCGCAGGTGCATTAATTAATAAAAAGACATTTTAAGACCTTAGCCAAGTAGAGACTGCGACCTCGAAAAGCTAAGGTTTTTATATTTATGACAAATAAACAAAATAAAGAAGAAATTTGGAAAGATATTCCTAATATGAAAGGGATGTATCAATGTAGTAATTTAGCTAGGATTAAGTCATTAAAAAGAACTTATATAGGTAAAGGAGGCTTTATTCGTGATTTGCCAGAAAGAATATTAAAAACAAGAATAGATAGACATGGATATGAGTGTCTAACTTTAGGGTCTAAAGAAGTTAAATTTCCATCTCAAACAGTTCATAGAATAGTAGCTATTACTTTTTTAGACAATCCAGAAAATAAACCACAAGTAAATCATATAGACGGTGTTAAACTTAATAATAATCTATATAATTTAGAATGGTGTACGGCAAAAGAAAACTCTCATCATGCTTGGAAAAATGGACTTTCTAAAGTAGATGAAAAAGGAATTATTGCTAGAAGAAACTATTTTTTAACAGATAAAAATCCAAAATCAAAAATTGTTCTTAATATTGATACTGGAATTTATTATGATAGCGCATTGCAAGCATGGCAATCTACTAACATGAAAAGAAATAGAGATAACTTTTGTCAATTAATTTACGGAAAAAGAAAAAAGAAAATACCGTTTATTTTCATATAAATTTGATAATTATAATAATTAACTATATTTGTGTATTAAATTTGTTACAATATGGAAAAGAAATTAACTCAAAAAGAGATTGACGATATAAAAGCCGTAAAAACAAAGCAAATTAAAGACAATCAAATTATAAGGAAATGAAGATAGAAATTCCAGAGTTTGCATCAAAAGCAGAAACTATTGAATATTTGATTAAAAACAAATTAGAGTTAATTGACCTTAAAAAGTCAGCTATTAAAAACTTTATTCCTTTCGGTGGATTAGTTGCTGAAAGTGGATTAGTTTCTAAAGCATTATCTAATGAACAAGATACAGATGAGGTTATTTATAGAACAATTGTAGGGAATACTTATAATTGGATGGATAGCCATGATGATGTTCATTTGAATAATGTATTTGCTGTTTCTATTAAAGACCGTAATGGTAGAATTTACCACCGTCACGACCATGTTCCAATGCTAACCGCTAAAGTAGGTAAGTTTTCAAAAGTTTATGAGCAAATAGTTAACTGGACTGATTTAGGAGTTAATAAAGTAGGTCAAACAATGGCTTTACTTGGCGATAGCGCAATTAAAAGAGCTTATAATAACTTAATATTTGATAGCTATAAAGATGGAGAGATAGACCAGCATTCAGTCGGTATGCAATATGTTAAGATTGATTTAGCTGTAAATAATAAGGATAACAAAGAAGAGTTTGCGACTTGGAATAAGTATATTAATTTATTAGGCAACCAAGACAAAGCAATTGATAAAGGTTATTTTTGGGCTGTTAAGGAGGCAAAGCTAATAGAAATTAGTTGTGTTACCGATGGCTCAAATGAATTAACAGGAATTTATAACCCGTCTAAGGACAGTTTAAATATAGACCCGCCATTGAGCAGTCAAAAAAGTACATCATTTTATTCACACTTTTTAAATTAAAAAAATCATGGCGGAATTAACCCCAGAACAAGAAAAAGAACAGGCTTTAAAAGTTATTACCGATAAAGCTCAAGACGTAGCACAGAGATACGTAGCTGACAATTTAGCCAAACTGTTAAAAGCAGAAGTAGGATCAGACGAAGCTAAAACATTAATTGAAGGAATTGCACAATCTGCATTCAAATCAATGAAATTAAAAGATAGCGTAGATAACCAAGAAAAGGCTTTATCTACAATATTAGAAGAGATGCAAAAACAGCATGATATGGTTGCCGAAACTGTAAAAGCATTACAAAACGGAGATGCTAAAGTTACTAAAACATTTGAAGCTGAATTGAAAGAACAAGTAGAGGCTAACAAATTAGCTTTAAAAAATCTTCAAGACAATAGCGGTGGTAAAGTTAATTTTACTACTAAAGCGGCTGGAACAATGACTATTGCTGGCAATTATTCAGGTGGCACAATTGGTTTAACAAGTTGGGATCCAGAATTTGCAAGAATTGTACGTCGTCAACCATTTATGCGTGAATTAGTTCGTATTATCGCAACTGATAACATGTATATTGCATGGGCAGAACAAAAAAATGCAGACCCTGGAGTAGCTGGAATGACAGCAGAGGGAGCGGCTAAAACTCAAACTGATTTTGATATTGTTGAAGCAACAGCCAAAGTTGAAAAAGTAACAGCTTACATTAAGGTTTCAAAAGAAGCTTTAGCTGATATTAAATTCTTGCAAGGCGAAATTAATACAGAATTAAGAGAATTAATTGAGTTAAAACTTGATAGCGGTATTTTAAGTGGGAATGGAACTTCTCCAAACTTAAAAGGTATTTTACAAATTGCCCCAACATTTGCGGCTGTTTCTACTTTAGCTTTATTAGTTCCTACGCCAAACAGATTTGATGTTTTAGTTGCAGCTGTTGCTCAATTAGCGGCGTCAAACTTTATGGGGGATACTGTAGTTGTAAATCCATCTGATTACTACGCAATGCAGTTGACTAAAGATACACAAGGTCGTTATTTATTACCTCCTTTCACGTCTGCCGATGGAATGACTGTTGCTGGTTTAAGATTGGTTGCTAATAATGGTGTTACTGTTGGAACATTCTTAGCTGGAGACTTCAAGAAAGCAACTTTAGCAATCAGAGAAGAAATGAATATCCAAATTGGTTATGAAAATGATGACTTTACCAAAAATTTAGTTACGATCTTAGCTGAATTAAGAGCTGTATTATTTGTTAAATCAAATTGGTATAATGCATTTGTTCAAGGCACGTTTAGTACTGCAATCACAGCATTAACAAAACCATAGTTAGATTTTAAATTAAATAAAATCCATGTATCGTTAAAGTTACATGGATTTTTTGTTTTATAATATTATATTTACAAAATGGAAGCTGTTAAAGAAAAACAAACATTTAAGGTGGAGGCATTAACTAGGTTTTTGTTTGCGCCAACTGGAAGGATTTACGATCCTAAAGATATTTTTGAAGTTAGTACAGAAAGTGATTTTATCTATTTAACTGAGACTAATAAATTATGTAAGAAAGCGTCAAAAGATGCTGAAATTTCTGAAACAGAACAAGATAGAAGAGACAAAGTTGCAATAGAGGCTAAAGAACTTGAAGAAAAAACAAAAGAAGAAGTTAAAGTTATTATTGAGGAAAAATTTTCGACAAAAGAAGATGAACCTAAAAAAGTATCAAAAAAGAAATAGATAAGTTTTCATAGTTTAGTTTGATTTAGTTAGAAGCATCGGTATTTATATCGGTGCTTTTTTGTAATATATCGGTTACAAATTATAATATTAAATAATGTTTATTATATTTGAATGAGCGTTAATTTAGAAAGTCGGTGAAAACGTTAAGCGATATAGTAGCCGACTTTCTTTTAACATTTATTTTTATAAAATGATAGGAATAATAAATTAAAATATATTTAAGATACGTGGGTGCGTTTCGGTGGACTGCGCACATCTAGCCCGACATTTTTAAAGCACGGCTGAAGAGACTTAAAAAGTCGAAACATTAAATGTACCGTGGAGCTTCCCAAGTCGGGGAATAACTGGAAGCCTTAGCCGAATGACTGATAGGAAAGACTATCAAATGGAAAGTTAAACAGGCAGGGCTTGTAATCGCTTGCTAAGCGAATTGTACTGAAAGGTATGGATTTCGATTATTCAACTTTCCGCAAAGTCCTTGTACTTCTTTTAGTGAATGATAAAGCCATTACGCTAGTAAGAAGGCAAGGCAAAAGCCGTAACACTTTGATTAGTTGTTACGGCTTTTTTAATGTTAGTTAAACAACTTATACAACCATTTAGATTTTATTGAATTAAGCTCTGATTTTAAATTTATTCTTTTGTGTAATTCAACATCGTGATTTGTTTCAACTTGCTTAATATCTAACGTAAGACTGAAAATATATTGTTTCTGGCGTTCAATCCTAATATCTTTTGATTTTAACTGATTGTTAAGTTCTAATATTTCCTCACGATATTCATTGTTATTCTTAACGTAACCGACTTTTTGTTTTTGTAAGCGAGTCACTTCTTTTTCAAGTTCTTCAATCCTATTTGATAAACTTTCATTTTTAACCGTTAAATCAAATAATTGATTGTTTGGTAATTTAGTTTTAACTTTCTGTTGCATGGTTTTATTTAAATTAGTTCATATAAAAATAGCAACTATAACCGTAACTTTGTAATTCGCTATATAATTGTTACATTTATTGAAAAAAAAGATGACATACGATTTAATTGAATTAGATAATGAGTTAGTTGAGCCTATTAATTTAATAGAGGCTAAATCGGCTCTTCAAATTGATGCTGACTATGCTACCGACGATCATATCATTAGTTTGGCAATTAGTACGGCTCGTATTAGATTAGAGCAATATTTAAACGTTGGATTAGTTAATCGTGACGTTTCTGTTCAATGGAATGGCGAACTACTTAGCTTACCGTTATATCCAAATTTAAACGTCTTACAGGTTACTAAAAATGACGAAACAACGCCTTTAGATGCTGATTTATACGAGGTATCTAAAATGAGAGCTAAGAAGATAGTAATTAAATCTATTTATGGTTTAACTGGCGATTGGTTTTATTCAATTACAAATCAAATAGCATATTTCACACCTACTAAATGCATTGATAACGATATTTATACAGTTAAATACAATACAGGCTACGAAGATTTACCTTTAGGATTAAGGCAGGCTTTATTAGCTGAAATGAGTTATATTTTTAATTTGCATGGCTCACCAATTACAGACGTAATAAGTCCAAACGCGGCATTATTAGCAAGTGGTTATTCACGTAATTTAGTTTTATAATGAAAAAATTTGTAGCTGGATTAATTAATCAAAAAATAACTATTTATCATTACGAAGATATTGCAAATGATAGCGGTGGTACTTTGCCTAATTTAGTTCCTTATTGGGAAACTAATTCGGAAGTTCGGATATTGAAAGCATCCAGAGTTTTAGAAGCAAACCAAGAGAAATTAAAACCAGTTGTAATATTTAAAATAAGATATAGAACTGATAAATCTATTATTGCTGATATGAGTATAAAATGGCGTGGTGAAATGTTTTCGGTTATAGATACCGAAGTAGATTACGTTTATAAAGAATATGTTAATATTACTGCTATTGCTAATAAAATGCCTGAAAAATAATGAGCAAGATTAAAGGCTTATCAGAAATTGTTGACAGAATGCTAAAGGCTAGCAAAGACTTTGAGCAAGAAGTTAAGGGAATAGTTGACGGTAATGTTGGTGATTTAGAGTTAGAGGCAATTCGTAAAGCTCCAGGCGGTGGAGACATGATTGCAACACAATTTGGATCTGAAAGTCAAGAGGCAATCAGTAGGGGTAGGGGATGGACACCAATAAGCCAAAATATAGGTAGTACCATAAGTCCTGACGGATTGAGCGGGACTGTATATGTAAATGAAAGTGCTGGGTTAATAGCAATTTACGTGGAAATGGGAACTGGTCAAAGCGCAAAATCTTATTTAATGACTGTTCCTAAAGAGTGGAGAGATATAGCGCAACAATATTACATTAATGGTCGTGGAACTATCCTAGCACAACCATATTTATTACCGTCATTTTTCAAACAAAGAGTACAATTTATAAAGGATTTAGAGAAGTTAGTTAAAGATTTTAAATTATGAAAAGCGTAAGTTTAGGATTAAGAAAAGCATTTTATTCAGCTTTAGATAATCATATCATTTATAATACTGTAAGCATCCCAACATTTGAGCAAGAAGTTCAAGAAACGCCAACTAAAAAAATGGCTGATGTTAATGGGTATAAAGTTTATTGCCTAATTAAAAATCAATCCGACAACGATAATTCTAGTAAACAGTTAAGAAATGATGAGGCTAATATACAAGTTCATGTATGTTCGGAATATCCATTTAACAAAGGCAATAGCGAGCTATCTGAATTAGTATCAGAATTAGTAATGGCTAGGCTAATTACAGCAAATGGATTATTTAAAAATATTACAATGGCAGAGCCTTTTAAACTTTGGAAAATGGATTTAGTGGCAACAAATAATTTAATCTTTGATAGTAACAGCGCAAGAGTTTATACAACTGTTTTAACTTTTTTAGCGCACATTAATCAATCGTAAAAATAATATTTTTTATTTTGTGTATTATAATTGTTACATTTATAAAAAATATAAAATAAGATGGCAAAAATTAAAATACTAAAACCTTATTTAGACTTTGAAGTTGGTAAAACTTATGATATTTATGTGCCTGATTTGGCAAAAGATTTAATCAGAAAAGGTAAAGGTAAAGAGGTTGCTAATTTAGCTGGTAAAAAGGATATTGACAATTTAAAACAATCATAAAATGGCACAAAGAGTTTATATTGACGGTAAAGACGTTGTTTTGTTTCTTAAAAGAATTAATGCAACCGTACCAGAAACTACATTTAAAACTATCGCTTGTTTAGATAACAATGATTTTAGCGGTAACGTAGAAAAGAAAGTGGTTAATAACAAATGTACGGCAGGTTGGGAAGATGGTATTGCAGGCAACGGAACATGGTCTGTTACTGGTTCTGGTCAAGCTATTTCTGACGTAGATACAGCGGAAGTTAACTATCAGACTTTAGCGGATGTTTGGGTTAAAAAAGAAACTGTTGAAATTAAAATGGCAAATGCAGACGGTTCTTATTACAGGGCTGGTGAAGCTATTATTACTGATTTTAGCGAAACCGCAAGTACAGACGAGCCATTGTCGTTTAGCATAACTTTTAACGGCTTAGGAACTCCAGTAATTGTTAAGCCTGCATAATATGAAAGGTTTTATCGTAATAGATTTAGGCGGTGTAAAACGTGGTTTAAAGTTTGGCAATCGTGCCTTACTTGATATTATGGCAAAGCATAAAATTGATGCTGGCATTGAATTTACATTTGATTTAGTTTGTGATTTAGTTTGGTTTGGGTTGCTTAATAACTGTATGGTTAATAGAGTAGAGCCAGACTTTACAAATGAAGATGTAATGATTTGGTGCGATGACTTAGCTAACGAAGATTTAACAAATGTATTTAATACTTTTGTTTCTAGTTATACAGGCGCAGAAACTACTGAAACAAAGCCAGCCAAAACAACTGCTACTAAAAAAAAGTAACCGAAGCATTTCCTACTGAAAAAGATTTGCTTGAAACAGTTGGAGAGTTAGGCATAAGTATATTTGATTTCTACTCAATGACGTGGCTTGAGTGGTGTTATTATTCAAATGGGCTACATAAAGCTAAGATTAAAGAATGGGAGCATACAAGGCAAATATCTTGGATGATTTATAAAGCTAATTCAGACCCAAAGAAATCAGCTAAAAATATGTTGACTTGGTGGAAGTTACCAACTGACAACGGTGGAATTAAAAGAACTGAAAGAGTAAAAGGGAAACGATTGACTAAAAAACAAATGTTAGACTTTTTTAATAGAATGAGATAATTATGGCAAACCCTCAATTAACAGTAGAAATAACCGCTAAAATTGATGGTTTAAAAAATGAGGTTTCAAACGGAATTAATGTCTTAAAAACGTTTGGTTCTCAAGCAAATATATTAAGTCAAAACATTAGTAATAATATTGCCAATGTTAATAAACTTAGTTTGTCTAATTTTATTAATCAGATAAAAAATGGTCAAGCTAATTTAGTAAACTTTGATGGCTCTTTAACTAAAATACAACCTAAACTATCAAAATTAAGTATAGGTTCAAATCAAGCGGCTTTTGCATTAACCAATTTAGGAAGAGTGGCTCAAGATGCGCCATTTGGTTTTATTGGTATTCAAAACAATTTAAACCCATTATTAGAAAGTTTCCAAAGATTAAAAGCGGAGACTGGCTCTGCTAGTTCGGCGTTTAAGGCTTTAGCTAGCGGATTGACTGGCGCAGGAGGTATTGGATTAGCATTAAGCGTTGTATCTAGTTTATACTTAGTTTATACAGAGTATTCTCGTAAAGCATCAAAAGCAGACGAAGAAAAAGCTAAGAATACCAAATCAGCGAAAGAGGCTTTAGACGAGTATATTAAAACTTTATCAGCTTCAAATCAGGCTTTAGTAAAAGGTCAGCAAGATGCTCAAAAAGAGATTATAACTTTAAATCAGTTGTATTTTGCTAGTAGAAATTTACAATTGCCATTATCAGAAAGAATAAAAGCGGCTAAGGCTTTACAAGAGCAATATCCACAAACATTTAAGAATTTTACTGCTGAAGAAATTGCCTTAGGTAAAGCTTCTGGAGCTTATAAACAATTAGCGATAGATATTTTAGCTGTAGCTAAAGCTTCAGCAAGAACTGATATTTTAGTAAGTAATGAAAAAGAGATTATACAATTATCGCTTAAAAAGAAATTATTAGAAGATAATCTTAAATCTCAAAAAGAAGAAGATGCAAGACAATTAAAACAAGCTAAAAGTATTAATATTGGCGGTGGCTCAATAATAGGGACTACCAATTCAACTTCTGATCTAGAAAGGGCAGCTAATCAATTAACTAAAACTAAAAACTTAAATCAACAAATAAAAGATTTAGGTAATCAAATTGTTATAAAAAGACGAGAAAGCTTAGGAATTGAAACAGAAATAACAAAAGAACAAGTAAAACAGCAATCTGTAGTTTCTATAACTGGAATTGACACTACTAAACTAAAAGAAGTTAAAGAAACCATTAAACAAGGTTATCAGTTAGCTAAATCATTTCAAGGCGATATTAAATTAGGAAATCTAGGAGACCCAACTGCTCAAATAATTCAAGTTAAACCAATTGAACAAGCTGTATCTGCTTTAGATAGGCTAAGAGCTTCTTTTGGATATACAGATGATGAGTTAATAGATTTTGTTTCTAGTTACGGTGTTAGTTTATCCCAGCTTGAGACAATGACTATTGATTTTAATGATAAATTAAGCGGGATATTAAATAACGGTATTATTAGCACGTTTGGTAATTTAGGTTCTGCGATTGGTTCTGCTTTAGCAAATGGCACTAGCGTAGCAGAAGCGGCTGGGCAAAGTTTATTATCTTCTTTAGGAGGGATTTTAACTCAATTAGGCGAATTAGCAATTGCAACAGGGGTTGGTATTCAAGCAATAAAAACAGCTTTAAAATCATTAAATCCAGTAGTAGCAATAACAGCTGGCGTTGCTTTAGTTGCATTAGGGTCGTTAGTAAAAGGTAAGGCGTCAAAAATTGGAGGTGGTGGAGGTGGCTCGTCTGCAACTCCAAACCGTAGATTTGGAGGAACAACGGCATCAATACAAAGCCCTAGCACTCAATATACAGGAAATTCAAATGGACCGACATCATTAAAGTCTATGGTAGCTGGTGGTGGAACTCAAACTATAATTTTAGATGCGAGACTTGGTAATGATGCAATATATTTAGCAGCTAAAAGAGGTGAAAAACAACAAAGAAAAGTATAAATGGCGTTCGTAGAAAGATATATTTTAAACACTTGCGCAAATAATAGCGGTAAGGCTATAAAACTTGTTTTGTTAAAAAATCAAGACACAACGCCAACGCCTATTAATATTGGCGGGACTTCTGCGCCTATAAAAATAAGATATAAAGACGATGGGGAAAATCCATTGAATTATGTTATAGGTTCTGAATGCGAATTAAATTTAGTTAGCAGCACTGGTTTTACAGCAGAAGATTTATATACTGAAAACGAGAAAGACTGGCGAGCTGACGTTTATATAGAAAACGTACTTTATTGGCGTGGTTATTTTTTACCAGATGGCATTTCTCAACCTTATTCAGATGAAAATTACGACATAAGAATTATAGCTACCGATGGATTAGGTAAAACTAAAGATATTCCTTATTCTGATGGTGGTATTTTATATCGAGGATTTGATACTCAAAAAAACATATTAGTTAAGTGTTTAGCGACTTTAGGAATAAGTTTAGATATTTCTATTTTTACTAATACTAAAGAAACTCACATGGACGCTTTTAGCTCTCCATTAAATCAATTATCAATTAATCAGGATAGATTTATAGATGTTTCAAACAATCCTTTAAGTGTATTTGATGTTTTAGAAAGTATTTTAATTACATATTCTGCGAGATTATTTCAATGTAGAGGTAATTGGGTTTTGGAGACTATTTTAGAAAAAGATGGCTTTACTTTAAATGGGTACAAATATAGTTCAAGTGGTACTTTAATAGGAACAACAAGTCAAACTCAAAACTTATCTGCTGGCGGTGTTGATCAGCAAATGACTATACTAAATCAGTCTCATGTACTAACTACTGAAAATGCCTTAAAAGATACTACGGCTTATTATCAATATGGTTTTATTAGAAACTCATTATCAAACGGTAATTTTGATACATTAGATGGAGCTGGCTTCTTTTTAAACTGGTCAAGGGTAGACCCATCAATTGCAGTAGTAGAAGATACTTATGTTTATGATAGTGATGGTAATCCTATTTTAGCTGGGCATAGGCTATTTGTAATAGAAAACAATATAATTTCAGGTGACGCGGTTAGTTCAGAGGATATAAACGTAAGAAAAAATGAAAAGGTAACTATTAGTTTTAATGCGTCTACTGGTATTTATAGTCTTGATGAGGATGCTGTTTTACATTTTAAAATAGTTGATGATGACGGTTTATTTTTTACAGGTTCAGACGGTTGGAAAACTAGCGGGACTTTAGATGTAACAACTAAATCAAGTGATTTTAAAGATGATGCTGTAATTACTTTTTATATTGATATTCCAGCAAGAGACCATGATTATGTTTTTTCATTTTCTTTTGGAGCATGGGTAGACGGCTTCTTTGGTGATATATTTAGTTATTTCGATAATTTTAATGTTACTGTAGATGTTAATCAGCTATTGAAGCCACCTATTGGTAGTTATGTTACTAAAACACAATATAATACTTTTACAACTCATGGCGATACTAAAGTAATGATATTTGGTGATGATAGTAACGACTTAACTACGTCACAAATGTTAGTAGGAAGCACGCCGACTACATTATGGAAAAGATTATATGATGCAACGTTTGCTCCTATACTATCAATAGTAGCTGATACAGATTTAAAATTAAACGGTAGACCAAAATTATTATTTGATGCTGAATTTTTTACGGAAGAAACAATATCAATGCAAACTATGGTTTCTGTTCAGTTTTTATCTACTAAATTTATTATCCTTACTGGAGAATTTGATATTATAAATGAAGAATACCATTTAAGATTAATTGAATTATTATCTGCTGAAATAGGAAACGAAACATTTTACGGAGTTGATACTGGTAATTTTAAAAATAATAAAGGATCTACTATAGGTCAAATAGGAGGGGTTTCTTTACCTAGTGGTAGTGGTACTACTGGCGGTAATTTTGTTACTAAATGGCAAGAATGGGAAAGTACGTTTAAAGCTAAATCTTATATTTTGCCAACTGAATACGAAACGGATCCTAGTTTTGATGGATGGCAAATATATGTAAATGAAACAGGTGGCGGTAGCGGTGGTATTCCTCCAGTGTACACTGCAAGCATGGCAACATTAACGGATGTATTATTAACTTCTTTAACAAATAATCAAACTTTAAAATGGGATAGCTCAATTAGTAAATGGGTAAACACATCAAGTAGCGGAGGCGGAAGTATAGCCACATTAACGGATGTAACATTAACTTCTTTAGCTGACAAACAATTACTACAGTGGGATAGTACAGCAAGCAAGTGGAAAAACGTTAATGGTCAAGGTTACTCGTTTGGTGATTATGTAGGTAGAATTTCGGGAGGTGGGGTTTCATTTAATTCTGGAGTTACAGTATCTATTTATACTAATTCAAATAGAGACTTAATACTATCAGCAAATTCATCATTTGGTACTGAAACAGGTGGAGTTGTTTTAAAGACACATGGGATAGATAGACTAATAGCCGACGTAAATGGGGACATAATAATTCCAAATTTAGATACTGGAGTTACTGCTCCTACAACAACTGGAACAATTAAAAATGTTATTGTTGATGCAGATGGTAAATTATCTTGGAATGATGGAGGTGGAAGTATTGCAAGTTTATCAGATGTTACATTGACATCAATAGCAAATAATAATCTATTAAAATATGATAGCGCAACAAGTAAATGGGTTAATACTTTAACAATAGTTCTTCAAAACATAAAAGCTACTAATAAACTAGAAATACCAGAAAAATCAAGCGGAACGCCAACAGGAAATGTTTGGGAAATTTACGTTGCAATATAATGTAAATTATTTGTTACATTTGTTTTATGAGCGCACCATCTACGGCATATTTAACGCAGGTACTACCCATATCAAATGGAAGTACAACGGATGCGCTTTATTTGGCTATAGATTTATCGGCATACGCTGGGAACATGAAAGATTTATTTTATGTAGATTTCTTTCTTTCAGCAGATAAAGGCTCAACAAAAGGAGTTATTGGAGTTGTAGAAGATAACTCAAGTCTATTCAATTATAAACAACATAATTCGGCAAGGTTTAGCAAACTAAGGCTTAAAAACCCAGCGGGAACAAAGACTTATATTGTCATGAATGATGGTGCCTTAAACACAAGAGCTGAAGTTACAGCGCAAACACTTTTAACTAATTACATAGGTTCATTTAGAGTTACTGGCGATTTCATTTCCGCTTTTTATTCATTAAATACATTGGTTGGTGTTCGTTATCGTATTGCTTATGATGGCAGTACTTTTGGATCATGGATTGAAGATAGTTTTATGGATAGCTCAGGGGAGGCGGTTACAACTACTTTTAGTTACGATATTAAACTTAATTCGGTAAACTATGCGGTGGTAGGGTTTGATAGTGCAGTAGAATGGCAGATATTTATTGAAAATGAAGAGGGTAGAAGCACTTTTGAAACAACAATTGACAATACAGTTAGGCTAATCCCTATTCAATTAAGATTAAGCCCTAGCGGTTCGCCACAAACATACTACACAAATACAGATGATAGTCAAATTGTAACCTCTGGAGTTGGCACGCAAGCAAATTTAGTAACACAACTATTTACGTCATCAACAGGTTTAGCTCCTTATTTACCTTATTTTGGGGTTTTATTCAGAGACGATGATCCTGATATTCAATATACTTTTGATACGGCTACAGTTGATGGTGATACAAGAAGTAACTATTTGACTGATATTACAGATATTGGCATTCCTGGCGTTACATGGATTCCAATTAACTATCTTGCTTTTGGTGGAACAACTACGCAGGCGTGTAGAAAAGCAGAACTAGGAGGCGAAGGAGTTACATATTACATTAATAGCGTTACTTTATTAGTTCATGCAACGGTAGGAGGGGCTTTCCCAACAGACCAATATTATATTGACTTTAACGATGGAATTAACTACAGAATTATACAAATAACTTCAGGCGTTAGAACTGACACTGGTAGTACTTGTTCAATTTAAATATTATGAAAATACCAAATAAATCACTACAAGCAATAAACACACTGATAGGAAATTTAAAGGTAAACACCTTTGATGACTACGAATTGATTAAGTCAAAAAAAGAGTTGTTAAAACAAGAGTTTGAATTTATGCTTAATAATGCAGGCAAAAGTCAAGATAAATTAAATGAGCTTTGGGAGCAAGATAGCAATATTGAAAAATCAGATTTTGCTTGGATGGAAAAAGAAAACTTTAAAGTATTAGTTTCTTTATTTGATGTTAAAGAATTAGAATTATTAGAAAAATATATAGTAATATGAGACCTCCAGTAACTTACAATTTTAGCCCACATTATAAAGGGGATGGCTTAAACAGCATTTTATTAAAGTTTGAGTTAGAAGATGGAACGCCAATTGATTTGTCTGGATCTACGGCATTAATGCAATTGCGTACGCCATCATTTACAAGTAGAGGCAAAGTTGCTTGGGAGTTTTCAACAGAGGCAATAGACCCAAATAAACTATTATTATTAGGTTCAGACGGTATTGTTACTTTTCCAGAGATTGACGTTTGGGATTTAATGGCAAATGAATATGATTATGATTTGCAAATCACAGATACATTCGGATTTGTTAAAACATTTACAAAAGGAACTTGGCCTGTTAATCAAGATATTACGGAGGTATAAAAATGGATACAATAATATTAGACAATTCAACAGTAGAAACTGTAATTATTAAAATTAGCGAGTTTCCAGAGAGTTCAAGAAAATGGGCTGATATAACCGATAAACCAGCGGTTATTGCGGCAGGTGATACAATTCAAGAAGCCTTAGAACAAATAGGCTTAGAAAATGTACCAACAGATATAACCTCACTTCAAGAATTTACAACAATTCTAAATGAAGATATAACTGATATAAAAGCGGAACAAATCGTTCAAAATACTGCTATTGATTTAAGAGCAACTTTAGAATATGTTAATGAAGAAATAGGCAATACAGTTGAGTATGTTAATCAAGGAGACCAAACAAATGCAAGTGCAATAACGGCTGAAGCTCAAAGAGCAACAACAGCAGAGCAAAATATAGCAAATAATTTATCAACCGAAACTACTAATAGAATTGCAGGAGATTTAAATTTAGTTCAAAAAAAACCTAAACTAGTTGGTGGAGATGGATTTTATTACCCTGATGGTTATTTATCTTTAGATGGAACAAAAATATTAAATAACTACGATAGATTTAATGGTACTCCTTTTAATGTAACTAAAGTAACTACTTGGTTCGATGGAACTACCATGAACGATAGTAAAGTAGATAATATAATTTACTTTAAAAATCCTGTTTCTTTAGGTGGCGGTTATTCAAAAAGAGATTACGATGGTGGTGTAGATGCTAAGTGGTTTGGAGCAAAAGGCGATGGAATAGCTGATGATACTTCTGCATTAAATTTATTTGCATCTTATATTATGAGCCATAAATGCGGGAGTGCAATTATGGTTGGTACTTTTAGAATTACTGGTAAGGTATCTTTTATATCAGCAGGCAGTCCAATAACTGGTCTATATGCTGACTGTTTAATTAAAGGAGACTATTCTTCGGAAGAAGAGATGGTTTTATTTCAAAATTGGTATAATGGTAAGGTAACAGGTCATTTTGAAATTATAGGTAAAGGAAATACAGATTGGGTATCAAGAACAAATGGAATAGGTCTATACGTTAAAGATTGTTCTAAAATGCACTTTACTAAAATTAGTGTAACTTATACTAAATATGATGGAGTTGTTGCTGATGGTCAGAGTTATCTTTTTGGGGTTGACCAATTAACAACACAGTATTGTGGTTCCGCAGTAGGTTTAGCAGTTGGTAGGTCTGTAAATATATTATCTAATGTTAATAGCGGGGGGCAAAATGATACTGAACAAAGATCTACATTAACGTTAAATACTATACCGATAGGAGTTGGTTATCCAGACACATTTGTAAAAATTGGCACAAGACTACATCAAATAATGACTGTTGATGCACCAAACAATAAGGTATCAGTTTACCCTTGGATAGATAGTACTTTAACATTTCCACAACCAATGTATATTTATAGAGGTGCAGGTTTAAAAGTTAAAGGTAGTGACGCTTCATGTGCTAAAATTGGACAACATGATGCATTAGTTTGTGGTATTGGTATATTAAATCAAGCTTTATATCCTGCTTCAGTAGATGTATTTGTTTCACAACACTGTGGGATAGGGCATTTATTAGCGCAAGGAGCAGGAGACGCTAGTGTAGGTGGAGCTATGTTAAGTTCATACTGGGAAGCCAATGATTTTGATTTTATAGTAAATACATTATATCCTGTACTTGGATATAGCCTAGTATCTACTACAGCCATAAATTTAACTAAATGTTTAAGAATTGTACCTGCTATATCTGGCACCAATCCTTATGAACAATATAATAATTTTGAAGGGATTAATATAGGAGTTTCTGGTAAAAATTACGAGGATATAAATAATCAAAGTCCAAATGTAGGATGTACCAGTATAGTTATAAATACGGCTAATAATGCTGATTATAATATAAAGGCAAATTCTTATACTTTACTATTAAAAGATAACAATTTTACTAAAGATATAGCTAGATTATTCAGACATAGAACTTTTAAAATAAATGCAATAGGTACAGGTACAAATGGAGAGCCAACAGGAACTTACACTTTTACCCCTGATGCGGGTTATTCTATTAATGGTGGTGTTGTTGGGGCTAATTATGTAGTATCTGGTATGACCTCGCCAACAATGTTTTATGGCAGGTTAGATGGTACAAATTGGACATTATATTTAGATAATTTTTCTAACGATGCAGGCGGTGGTATTGCTATTGATTTAACAGCAACTCCATATACAAAATCAACCATTAACGTAGCGTATCCATCAGCTAAAAAAAGATTTATTGTGATACAAGATGGAGCAAATCAAACATATATTAAAAAGGATAATTCCCCAACTGGCAACTGGTCTACATTTCCAACAGTTCAATTAACATAAAAATAAAATGAAAAAATTATTATTAATAACATTATTATCAATATTAGGATTTACAGTAAATGCTCAATATTATCAGTTGAGATATGATAGTGTAGGGATTAGGTCTAAACTAATTTTAAGTACCGTAACTACAGGTGCAAATACTGATAGTTTATTAACTAAAAAAGGTAATGGAGGGGTTTATAAGCTACCAAATACTTTAGGTCAATGGAGCGGTATTTCTACAGGTTTAAATGCTTCAACAGGCAGAACATCTTTAGGGGGAACTACAATAGGTCAGAATTTATTTACTTTAGTAAATCCTAGTGCAATAACTTTTCCTAGATTTAATGCTGATAATACTGTTAGTTCTTTAGATGCATCTTCATTTAGAACAGCAATAGGTTCAGCACCATCCTCTGGTAGTACTAGTTATATACAAAATCAAAGTGCGTCTGCACAAACAGGTGATTATTGGATTAGTGGCAATGGAAGAGCTACAAGTTTTATCGGTAATTTAGCTTTTAGAGATACAAGAACTGTAAATAATTTACCTTCTGCATTCACTACCCAAAATACTGGTATTAGATTTGATTTTAAAAATACATTAGATGTAGATACGCCTCCTGTTACAAATCTAGGAGGGAGTTATGCCTATGTTCTTACGCTAGCAGGTTATATTGATAGTAGTGGTGGTTATCCAAGTCAATTATCTATAGGCACACAGGGGTTAGCGCATAGAATAGGTACTGGAGCCTCTACTTGGTCGGCTTGGAAGTTATTTACACTGAATGATGTTACTCTTAATTCTGGAATTGTCCCAGTAACTACTACTAGTGGAAGATTAACTAATACGACTGTAACAACAGCAGAATTAGGTTATTTAAGTGGAGTTACATCTGCTTTACAAACACAATTAAATGCAAAATCTAATTTATCAGGTGGTAATACATTTACAGGAACTCAAATATTAACAGCGTCTCTAAATACCGCATCTACAGCAGTTACACAAACTACAGGAACTAATACAACTCAAATAGCAACAACAGCATTTGTTCAACAAGAGATAGCAACTAGAACTGGTTGGGCTGTGTATACGGATAATGTATATACTTCTGGAAGTCCATTATCTATATCAAGCGGAGCAACAACAACACTAACAAATAATGCATCAACTGTTATTAATTCACAATTACCAACTGGTGTTACTTCGTTTTATAATTCAGGCACTTCAAAAATAACGCCTCAAAATAATGGAGATAGCTATCTTATAAATGTTAGATTTAAAGCCAAAAGTAACAATTCAAGCGGATTGATTGATGTAATGTTAGATATTGGTGGCGCGTTAAATGTTATTGACTCAGAAACTATTTCTTTAAGAAAAGGCTCAGGTATAGAGCAACAAATTAATATAGTATTTGATATTTATTCGGCTTCTACTTTTGTTGCAAACGGGGGGATTATTAAAATAAATTCAATAGTTGGAGATACTCAAATTTACGATATAAACTATAAAATAACTAGGGTTCATAAAGCAAAATAAAAAATGATTAAATACGATTACAGATTAGAATACGAATTAATTTACTTAAACCTAGTTTACGTTAAAGACCGTATTTTCTATTTAAATGAAGATATGGAAATTGTTTTAAGTGATGGAAGAACTATTTTAATACCGAAAGGATTTGAGACTGATTTAAGTTCTATACCTCAAATATTTTGGGGTGTATTTAAGCCGTTTGATAAAGGATTACTAGGAGATTTAATACATGACTACCTTTGGGAAGATAAAATGGCTGAGACACTTTATTTTAATAATGCTTATATAGCTCAAAAGTTTGCAGATGAAGAACGTTTAAAATGGCGTAATAAACTAGCTCCAGAATTAAAAATTAAAAACTGGTTAACTCATAAAGTTTTAAGAATATTTGGATCGGCTTATTACAAAGGGAAAAAGAAAATACCTAAATAATTTAATTATTAATTAATATATTTGAATATGCAAGAAAATAAAGAAAACACAGAGGATAATTTAAATCCTAAAGTATGTGATATTGCTTTAAAGCCTACTAATATCCCGCCAGGAGCAAGTCCTTTTGGTTTTTGGGATTGTGATACAAAAACAGGAACATGGTATTTTAACGATCCTCATATTGCATAATAATTATGACAGCTTTAGAAAACCAATATATTAAGAATTTAACTTGGAAATTAGCCATTACTTTCATTTGTGGCACTTTTATTTTTGGGTTAACTGTTTCTGGCGCAATATACGCTTATATGGATAAAACTGATAAAAGGTTTATGAATATTGAAATAAAGCTAAATAATCAGTTCTATATAGATAGTTTAAAAAGTAATTATATAAATAATAGATTTGAAAAAATTAGTAATGAAATTCTTTTAATTAAGCAAAAGAATTAAAAATATTCCTGATTGTTTCGTGATAGTTCAATTAGTAATGATTGCCATGTAGTTAATTCTGCATGGCTTTTT